TAATCCTCAGATTTAAGATACCACATTTTAAACAATACCCTATTTTATTGTTTAATAACAAACGTTAAGAAAAGTTAACAAATGTTAAAATCTTAAACAACATTAAACAATTTTAAACAATGATTGTTTAAGCGGAAAGCCCCATTAATAGGGGCTTTTTTGCTACTTTAAACAATAAAACAATAAATATATATAAACTTTTTGTATAGTAATATAGTAGAATATAGGGGGTAAAAAACACACGTATTTACGTAATACGTATATAGGAGTTTCAGAGTTTTATTGTTTATTGTTTAAGATTTACGCTAAGCCCTGTACCCATGGGGGCTAACAGTTAAACAATAACTTTTGTTTTATTGTTTAAGAATTTATTTTGTACATTTGTTAAAAATAATTTTAATATGAAAAGAGGAGATTTAGGATACTGGGCATGGAGGGCTAAGACTGGAGCACCTAAGAAAATACCTACCCCTGAGATCTTATGGGATACTGCCTGTAAATACTTTGAGATGAGAGATGAGAGCCCATGGTTACAGCAGGATTTTATCAAAGGAGGCGAACAGGCTGGAAAGATTATACACATGGAGAAAGCTGTGCCCTATACGTGGATGGGCTTAGAGGATTTCCTTAGAGAGCATGGTTATGCTGCTAAGCTGGATGATTATAGGAGTAATAAAAATAACTCTTACACGGAGTTTGCGGACATTTTAACACACATAAGCCAAATTATACAGGATCAAAAGTTCACAGGAGCAGTAGTAGGAGCGTTTAATCCTATGATTATCTCTAGGGATCTAGGGCTTACAGAAAAAACTCAAAGCACTATAGTACAGGAGCAACCGCTATTCCCGGATGAGGACTAAAAAATAATTTGATAAAATATTAAAAATAATTTTTTAGTCTAATCTAAAAGTATTACATTTGCTAAGTAATTAAAATCATTTACGTATGAAAAAACCAATAGGAATTGTAGGAGCAGGAAAGCCATCAGCAATAGGACTAGCTGCTAAGATCTTAGCAGATCAAACTGCTGGAGTAGTACATCCAGCTACATCAGGATTATTAGCCAAAGACGGAGGAGTCCATGAGATAGGTAAACTATCAGGAGCAGAGATGTATGAGGTTATTAAGGACATAGCTGATAAGCTGCCTAAATCAGTATCGGATAGATCCTATCCCCCATTAGCCTCATCTTTCCATGAGTTTAAGAGCCCAGCATTAGCAGAGGCTTATCAGGACTCAGATCTAACTCCTGTAGGGGCTGGATACCTAGATGAGATAGCAGGGCTAAAGGATCAGCTATTGACAGATGGTATTAAAATCCATGTGCCTAGATTAGCTCCTAATAAATCAGGCTATTACTACCTGAGCAAATTATCCCGGTCTGTTAGAAAAGCCTTTATAAAAAATACCATTTCGGAAAATAAAAACTTAATACCCTTAACTGCTATACTCAGATCAGACTATGCAGACATGGAGGATTTTATAGCTTTCCCGTTTGTTTGGACTGATACCCCTCAGGGCTATGAATACTGGAATATAGTATCTACTGAGGCTAGATGGAATGGTAATCAAAATTTAAAACCTTAAACCATGGAAGCACTAAAAGAAATTTTTATGATCGGCTTAGTTTTAGCTGTAGTATTTGCAATAGCCCATATCCTAGTAGGCTTATACTGGAGATGGCAAAACAGGAAAGATACAAAGATCTCAGAGGCTTACAGGAAAGCTGTAGAAAAGCATCAGCTATCAGAATCTAAAGAGTATGCTATGCCTATGGGAGAGGCTGTCCTAAATGATAACAGCTCTGAGGAGTACAGGATCAAAAACAATAAGGCTACTAGGGCTAAAGTAATTGATAGGGCTAGTAGATCTACAGGAGATTTTTTATCAGTGCCTGCATCCCTTGTAGATTCTAACCGTAACCTATGGGACTCTGAGCCTATCAGGGATACAGAGACTGAGAGGCTTTTAGATTCATTATCCACTGATTATAGTGGAGCAGGACATGGAGGATCTTTTGGAGGAGGTGGAGCATCAGGCTCATTGGGGGCTCAGAGGATAGCAGTTACTCAGATAGTAGCTCAGACTCAGGAGGATCTGACAGCTCCTAGCAGCGACTAATATATTTTGTGATTTGGAGTGATCCCTGATACGTTTTGATGTATCAGGGATTTTTGTATATTTGCCTATCATGGTAGCAGAATCAAAGTTTATCAAAACTACAGCCATTAAGAGGCTGCTAGGAATGAAAGCCCGCAAGAAAGTAGTACAGGGGGGAACATCCTCAGGAAAGACTTACGGTATTATCCCCGTGCTGATAGACAGAGCCTGCAAAAAAGAAAGGCTAAAAATTACAGTAGTGGCTGAGACTCTCCCAGCAGTAAGGGAGGGGGCACTGGATATATTTAAGTCTGTAATGGCTGATACTTTCAGATGGCATGAGAGCAGATGGAATGCCTCCAGCCTTACACATACTTTTGCTAATGGCAGCAGGATACAGTTTAAATCCTTTGATACAGTAGGTAAAGCTAAGGGCTCAGGTAAGAGGGACATCCTTTTTATCAATGAGGCTAATCACATTAAGTATGAGATAGCTGATGCCCTGATGATCAGATCTAAAGAGACATGGATAGACTTTAACCCGGATGAGCCATTTTGGGCACATACTGAGGTACTACTAGAGCCTAATAGTGAGTTCCTGCTACTAACCTACAAAGAAAATGAGGCATGTCCTGAGGAGACTATAGAGGATCTAGAGATCAAAATGGCTAAAGCCTTTTGGAATCCACTAGGAAACTGGGATGATAAGATTAAAGATCCAGCTGATCCTAGTAAGACAATAGATAATCCTAACATTAAAAGCAATTACTGGGCTAACTGGTGTAGAGTCTATGTCCGGGGAGAGGTAGGAACTTTAGAGGGCACTATCCTGCAAAACTGGAAATTAGTAGATACTATCCCTCCAGCTGCTGAGCTTTTAGGGTATGGAGTCGATTTTGGTAAAGGGGGAGCAGATCCTACTACCACTACAGCCATCTACTACTATGACGGGATTATCTACCTAGATGAGGTAGTCTATCAATCGGCTCTACTAAACTCTGAGCACATAGCACTCCTGAAAGCAGCCGGGGTAAATATGAAATTACCCATGTACTGTGATAATGCTGAGCCGTCCAAAATTAAGGAGCTGGTAAATGCAGGCTTTAATGCTATAGGGAATAAAAAGGAAACTATTACCTATGGGATAGAAAAGATGCAGGAGGCTACTCTGAGAGTTACGGCTAGATCTTTAAACCTGATCTCTGAGCTCCGTAAATGGAAATGGTCTGATAAAGATAAGAGCATCCCTATTGATGCATTTAATCACTGTATAGATGGAATCAGATATTTCTTTGTGGGAAAATGGGGAGCAAATGCATCACAGAAAGTAACGTATAATCGCAATAAAAGACGTAAATGATACTAAGATACTTAAAAAACATTTGGGGCGAAAAGAAAGCCACTTCTGTGCCTTCTGAGGCATTGGATGAGGATAGCCCTCTAGTATTAAATCTGTCAGGAGTTACACAGGCTCAGCTGGATTATATTTTTAAATACGGTGCAGGATCTAATAAGCTGGGCAAATATGAATGTAAGAAATTTACTGAGCTGCCATACGGCATAGTGAGAAAGGATATGTTAACCCTACAGAAAAGGGATCTACATGCAGAAGCTATACAGATGCTACTGGAGTGCCAATATCCAAAGGTAAATCTAAAGGGAGTTACTCAGACTGAAATATTTAATTTCATGGTCTTTATAAAAAAGCAACATGATAAGATTTTTAACATGGAAAAATTTTATCTTAAAACTGATCCTGATCCCCATCTAATAGCAGCCGGGGTACATAGGCTGGATGAGTTCGGAGCATTAGCCACTATCCACACTCTAGCTATGGGAGATATTAGTAAACATCCATATGTAGAGAGCCTGCCATACTACAAAGTATATGAGGTCTTGAAGCTGGAGAAAGTACAGAAAGAGATACAGAAAGCATACGCTGAATTAGTCAAACCTAAACAAAATCCTAAAAAATGATAATAGATTTTTTTAAAGCTCTAGCAGCTAAGTACAATGATGAGCAAAAATGCGGTTTTTGCTGGGAGTTCGGAGCTCCTTTATCTGAGTCCGCTATGAATAATCAGCAGGCAATAGAGGGCAGGCAGTGCTGTGTAAATCTGTTTGTAGCAGATTATAAAATAAGCTCTATTTACAGCGTAAATAATACTACAGGGCTAACCACTACAGAGGATTGTGATCATAGATTTATAGTCTATGTGGGACAGCAGAGGGAGGACATAGGTCAGAATGTTTACAATGAAATAGAGGGGCATGATATTACATCCAGTTTATGGGCTGAGGTTTATAAGCCTCTCATGGATTGCCTAGGATGTGATAGAGTCCTTTATGAGTGTGAGCTGGGATTTGACTTTAGAGTCACAGCATGGGACATGGAGACCGTAAAATTTAAAGAGGACAGGAATTTTACAGGCTGGAAAATTACAGGCAGATTCAGAGTACCTAATTTAAATAATTATAGACCGTCTGAAAATTTGCGTAAATAAAAAATAATTATTACATTTGATTTTTGAAATTCATAATTTGACATTTTGTTATTTTAATTAATGTTTTAATTCAACCTTACTACGACAGGAATAGCCTCTAAATTTTAGAGGCTATTTTTTTAAATTTATCCAAAAGCTATTTTCCAATAAGCCATAAATTTGACATACGCTATAAATAAAGCTCCAACAATAACTAAAGCCATTACTAAAAAATATAGGTAAACCTCTGCATTTTCTTTTAATTTTTTCATGATATTAAATTTAAATTATTATATTTGCAAAACCGATTCCGCAACACTTGGTAAATGATTCACATTAAGAGCCCCCTAGTAATAGAGGGCTTTTTTAATTTAAGATTCTAATTTCTTTAGATCCTCATTATAAGATTCTAAAACCTGCTTAGCTTCTTTTAGATCATCCTCAATCAAGCTCTTTAGATGCCTATCAGTATAATTAGATTTGAGGAGAAATAATGTACTCTCATGTACTTTAATAATTTCCTTTTGTACCTCGATCAAATTTTTAACATGCTTAGCATTTGATCTGTCTCTGAATAGAGTCTTTAAAAATTTCATAATATTTTTTGTTTTAATTACTCTACAAATCTACGCATTATAAATGAGAGTAAAAAATATTTTGATAAAATTTTAAAAAATATTTTGATATTAAATTATTAATTGTATCTTTGCCATGTAATCATTAACAAATAAAAATTTACAATTATGTCGGAACAAAAACGAACCTACTCAGAAGCAGTAGAGATCATGGTAAAATGGTGGTCTGAGAAATCATTTGCCACACCAGTATAGAAAGAGCCGAACAGGATATAAAAAATCTACCTGTAGGAATTTACGAAATTAAAACAATTTATTCAATCAATTAATTTTAAAATAAAAACATTATGCAAACAGAAAACAGACATTCATGGAAAGCTCCTAAGAGAGAAAGGGTAACAGTAGGGAGAGTAATAGATCCTAAAACTAAATCGGTTATTTTTGAGGGAAAATCAGTAGTAGGTAAAATGGCTAATCTCCATCCTCTACATGGGCATCTTAAAAAGATTGTAGTAGTAAAGATCCCAGCAGAGGGAGGGCATTTTTTACAACGTATGAAATTAAAAACAGCACTACAGAAAGGGCACTACTCAGTAAATGCTACTAATCCAAAAGATAAGGCAGCAATAGAGAAAGCCCTAGAGCCTATAAAAGCAAACGCCTAACATTCAATAATTTTTATTATATTTACAGCATCCTATCCGGGATGCTGTTTTTATTATGGCTGATTATAAATTTTTAACTGATGAGGATGTAGCTGCTGTATTGCAGGGAGTTATAGATGAGTTTCTTATACCAAAATTTAAGGAGCTCAATATGAATGCATCAGGTAAATGGATTGCCAGCCTAGAGACAGAAAGGAGAGGCACTAATGAGGGAGTTATCCGGGGCATAGATTACTCTTACTATTTGGTAAATGGTAGAGGAGCTAATAAGGATCAGAGCCTAGAGGGACTCCGTAAATGGGCTGTATGGGCTGGAAATACTTTTATTAAGGATTGGGTACAGGCAAAGGGATTGACGGCTAATCCTATAGCTGTAGCAATGTCTATAGCCAAAAAGGGTACGACATGGAAGCGGAAAGGAGGATCTGATCTGCTGGAGGTTTTAGAAACTCCTGAGGTGCAGAGATATGTAGCTGAAAGAATCAGAGGTATTATAACCCCTAGGGTAGCAGAGGAGATGAGGAGAAATATAACAGAAGCATTTAGAAATGTATAACTATGGATATTTTAGGACTAGAAAATAACTACTATTTGGCGGGGAATGATATTTGGATACAGGTATCTGATTTTCCTAAAGTGCCTATAAGATTAGAGCTAAAAGTTACTAATCTGATCACAACTAAAACGATGCCTATTTTTAGGCTTTACGCTGATCTTAATAACGTTTTCAGATTTAATCTGTCTCAGACTATCAGACCTTTACAGCCCTATCCTGATCACATTGATGTGAATACTTTACAGACTTACAGGCTGGAGTTTGTAGTGATCTTTGAGGATGATACTACAGAAGCATCTACACTGGATAGATATTTTATAAGAGGCGGACGGGATAAAAATAATGTGGATGATTGGCATCTAGCCGATGGGGCTAAATTATTCATAGAGAAATGGGTAGACTGGAGAGGCATTATTTTGCCCGGATTTGCTAAGCGGATAATGAATAGCTTAGTAGTGGATTATATCCCTACATCTGCTGAGACTTATAAGATGATTTTACCCAGCTCCTGTAATGCTAAAATAATTAAATTCCTAAATTCACTGGGAGGCTATCAATATTGGATCTTTGAGACTTATGAGATTAAACCCAAAGTAAAAGGAAAGGCTACTATCTCTCAGATCCCTATGCAGCTTAGATCTGATATAGGTAGAAATATTGGTACAGAAACTACTAAGGAGATTACTCTAAAGACTAAAACCCCTGTAACCCTCCAGCCTATTATATTGGATCTGATACAGTCTCCTGAGATTTTGATGTATGATCCTGAGGGAACAGATGAGGCTAGCAGCTGGCATAGGCTACAGCTCTCAAATTCAAATGAGGGGATCTACAGCTCAAATGATATGAGCTATCTAAATGAGGTAGTCTATATCCTCCCTAATTATATTAACAGAGATTTGTAAAATTATGTTTATAACTCAGATATTTTTTAATGGTATCCCTTTGGATCTTTACCCGGATAAAAAGCTTAAATACACTATTCAGGCTAATGATATTGCTGAGGTAAAAGACAGGCAGGCTACCTATACCAATAGCTACAATATCCCTAAAACTGCTCACAATGTAGAGACATTAGGAGGATTAGGGATACCATCAGATACATCCCCATTCCCGTACCAAAAACCTGAGTGTATGGTTTGTATTGATGGATTCCCTATCATGGTAAAAGGCTGGTTAAATATTAAGTCTACAGAGGAGGAGTATAAGGTTTATATTTATGCCGGGATCATAGACTTTTTTAAGTCAATCGAAAATAAAACCCTAGGAGCAGATTTAGATTTATCGGAGATTAACCACTCTAAAAATTTAGCCTCTGTAATCCTTTCATTTACTAATCCTAATTACCGTTATCTCATTACAGACTATAACGGACTCACTCATTATGGAATTAATGGGGATACAATCAATATAGATTATTTAGTCCCGTCTGTGAGTGTTAGGTATTTATGGGATAAGGTGCACAATGCTACAGGCTTTACTTATGCAGGGGCAGTATTTGATAGTGCTAAATTCAATAATCTTTGGATCACATATCCTAAGCCAGTACCTGTAGATAATACTACTCTGAAAAAAGAAGCAAACGGAATACAGATCATACAAAATGTAAATGTAGATACCTCCAATATTAATAATTATTACAGGCAGTTAAACTCTGCTGATTTAGAGGGTAATACTAGATTTACTGCACCACTATCAGGAGATTATAAAATAGTCTTTGAGGCAGATATAGACTCAGGATTTAATAAGCCTGAAAATACATTATTTTATTATATGTCACGGAATCAGGAGGGAGTACCTTTCTCCCAAAGATCGGCAATAACAGTAGGATCTTTCCCTAGAATGTCTCAGCATGTAAAGACAGAGACTAATATAAATTTAGCGGAGGGAGATGTACTATCTTTCTACTCTTATCTTTGGCTGTCTAATGGGGCGGTTATGTGGAATACTAATTTTAATATTAAGATCTATAAATTTGAGGGAGGATCTGTATCATTTTCCGATGAGCTGAAAGCTTTTAAGATCACGGATTTTATAAAAGAAATTCTAAATATTTTTGGCTTAACTCCTTTCACAAATGAGCACACCCAAAATATAGATTATCTGCTGATGTCTGAGAGAGTTATATCTGCTGAGGTAGAGGATTGGACTGATAAGTTTATAGAACGTACCTCAGAATCTTACATCTATAATAGTTATGCCCAGCGTAATACTTTTGCCTATCAGTACAATGATAAGGAGGGAGACTATAATGATGGGGCTATGCTGGTAAATAATCTCAATCTCAAAGAGACTACAGAGGTATTTAAATCAAAGATGTACAGCCCTGAGAAAGATCCTACTATGTTTTATTTTGGCTCAATAGGCAGCCAGCCTATGCAGGTCTTTAAACTTTATGAGAAAGAGATAAAAGAAGAGAACGGAGGGCAAACCATAAACTATAAAGGCTTAGATAAAAGATTCCATTTTGTGAAAGCAAATACCCTGAGCACTACAGTAAAGATAGGATCTAAATCTATTGGATTATCTCAGACAGTTAATGCTGTACCCTTTGCCGATTTTACGGGCTTAACATGGGGAGAGCTCATCAATACATTTTATTTAGAATATGGGAAAATCTTAAATGATTCTAGGCTGCATAGCATTAACCTGTATCTACATCCTGCTGATGTTTTGCTATTGGATCTTAAAAAATTATATTACTTTGCTCAGGAGCAGCAGTATTACCTTATCAATAAAATTTCCTATGATGGGGATGATGTTACAAAGGGAGAGTTTATCCGGGTTAAAAGAGATCCTAATGGGGTAATTATTCCAGTAGATCCAGTAGATCCTGTAGACTATACCATAGTAATCTCATGGGCTGATAATACATCTGCTGATAGGATAGGCATATCATCTACTCAGGAGCTTAAAATATTAGGCATGACATTCCCGGCTGATGATCCTCTTACTGTCTTTGATTGGCAGGTAAATACAGGATCAGGATTTATATCACTGGGAACAGGATTAAATCCATATAATGCCTCTGTCAATATTGGTAGTAATTCCTACAGATTAAAGGCTGTGAGTCAAAATGGATTTACTATGTTTTCAAATATCCTGAATTATGATAGAATAGTGATAGTATGTAGATCTTACACGTTATCAGCCTATTTAAATTCAGGAGATGATCTATCAATAAACTGGATAGATTGCAATAATATAGAGCAGTCTGCAAGTATTCCGGGTGTAGGAGCTGGAGGATATGTAAATTATAGTGTTTGTGCCAAAGAGGGATCTGTTTCTTATAATATTGGATCTATAGTAGAGAATGGAAATTGCTAAAATATATGAATATTGCAAAATTTTAACCACCATAAAGGAGGATTTTGTGGTGGTAGGATCTATGGCAAAGCATCTACATGCCATATCTACTAATACTCCTAATGATTTAGATATAGTGGTGCATAATTTTGATAGATTAGAGGGAGTTATAAACTATGTAACTCCCTCCCCATTTTCAGGATCAGGTAAAAGAGGCTACATTTTATCTGAAAGTATGGTAAAAATTGATATTTTTGTAGAATATTCTTTGCCAAAATACCAAATAGTTAACGGTATTAGGGTAGCACACCCAGTAGCAATGCTGGAATATTATGAGAATCTCCTGCCAAAAGTTGCGGAACACTGGAAAAAAGGGATTTTAAATAATATAAATTTACTGAGATTATGGCAGCAGACCAAAATATAGATCTAGGATCTATCAGCTGGGATCTATCCGCAATTGATAAGCAGCTGATAGACAATAGAAAAGCCTTAGACGGTAACGCTAATGCCGTTAAAAAGAATAAGGAGGAGCTACAAAAACAGCGTAAAGAAATACAGGAGGCTACCAAAACTATAGAGCTCTGCAATGAGATGCAGGAGGAGCTTAATAAATCCTTACAGGACGGTACTATCTCTCAGGAGGATTATGTAGAGGCAGTAGCATCTGTAAATGAAGAGATACAGCAGGCTAGGGAGCGTACCTCAGAGTTAATTATAGCTCAGTCTGAGCTGATTCAATCCAATTTAGAAATAGAGCAAAATACCCGTGATCTCCAAAGAGAAACACGTACCCTAAACACTTTAAGAGCAGCAGGCAGAGAGGAGGTTTATGATGAGATAGGAGCATACGCTGCCTTAAATGATGAGCTGAATGCATTAAAAAGAGAGTCAAAGGATATAGGTGCAGAGCTGGTAAAAATGAAAGCGAACGGAGAGGAGAACTCCGAGGCATATAAAGCTCTACAGGAAAGATATGAGCAGGTCACTGAGAGAGCAGCAGATCTAAATGCTGAATTTGTCAGACTGGATCAGGCTGTAGGAGATAGCCAAAGGCAGGTAGGTAACTATACTGAGAGTATTAAAAATGCTTTCTCAGGTCTTACTGATGGATTTAATAAAATGCTTTCCGGGGATATTCAGGGAGGACTAGGAGATATTAAAGAGGGACTAAAAGGCGTAAAAGATACCGCCTCCGACCTATTTAAAACTATGGCAGCTAATCCATGGCTGGCAGTTATTACTGTAATTTTGGCAGGTATCATAGCCTACACTAAGGCAGTGGTAGAACATAACCAATATATCACAGAAGCTAATGGGAAAGTAGAGGATCTAGCCCATACTACTGGAGAGCTTACAAATGAGCTGAGAAGAGCAGGAGAGGCTATAGCTGAGACCTTTGAAAATAAATCCTTTGAGGATGCAGTGACTGAGATGGACTCCTTAATGGATGATTTTAAATTATCATCTAAAGAGGCATGGGATACCTACGTAATGGGGCTGGCTGCTGGAGGTGCAGCTAATGATGAGTTTGGAGATAGTATCAAAGAGTACGGGGCTCTATTTGCCCAAAATGGGTACAGTGCTCAGCAGTTTATTAATATCCTAAATACAGGTATTAATATGGGCATCTACTCTGATAAATTACCTGATGCCATTAAAGAGGCTGGGCTGGCTTTAAATGAGCAAACCAAATCCACTAGAGATGCTCTAGTAAATGCATTTGGTGCATCTTTCTCTGATACGCTTTTAAAGAATGTACAGCAGGGCAGGCTCACTGTAGCTAAGGCATTGGATGAGATAGCAGATAAAGCTGAGGCTACTAATCTAAATCAGCAGCAACAGGCTCAATTAACAGCCGATTTATTTAAAGGGGCAGGAGAGGATGCCGGGGGCTCAATCGTAATTTTTGAGGCACTTAATAAAGCTCAGAATATAACATCTGAAAATCTTACAGATCTGCAAAAGCAGACCATAGCATTAACTAATTTAAATTTAGAGGTAGAAAAATCTAAAGATGCAGCTTTTGCTAATGATTCAGTAAGAGCATTTAGAAAGGAGTTCGATATAACATGGAAAGCTATACAGATAGGATGGTATAAGTCTATAGCTGGAGCATCTGAGTTTTTTCAGGGAGCATTTAACGGGTTTGAATTATTAGGCAGAAACATAGCCGATACTTTTAAATTAGTTCCTAAAATTTTTAGAGAGGTAACATATTCAGTAGGGGCTGATATTGCCAAATTAGGACAGATGGCATCTACAGCCGGGGACATTATAAAGAAAGCATTTTCACTGGATGCAGAGGGAGCAAAAGCATCCTATAATGATTTGAAAAATCAAATATCAAATTTCAACTCATCCACTGTATCCTCCCTATCTAAGATAGATGATTATTTAGCTGAGATAAACTCCAAAAATGTTAAGCTAATCAAAGATCAAAACAAAGCTAGGGCAGAAGCTCAAAGACTGGAGGACTTAGCAGAAGCAAAACGGAATGCAGCTAACAATAAAACCACTGGAGCTACTGGGGATGAGGAGGCTAAGAAACTTGCAGAAGCTCAGAAAAAAGCAGATGCAGATGCTATGAAAGCTGAAACTAAAAGGCTGTCAGATGCTAAGAAAGCAGCAGCCGATGCTAAGAAAGATGCAGAGGAGCTGGCTAAGAAAGATTTAGAAATTAAGAGAAGTAATGCCCAGCAGTCTGTAGACATTGCTAAGGGAGAGCTGGCAGAGTATATCCGTATCAATGCTGAGAAATATAAAGATGATAAAAAATTAACTGATCAAAAATTAAAAGATCAGTTAGGATATTTTGATGAGGTAGCCAAAAAGCAGAAAGAAGCAAACGAACTGGAGCGAAAATCTAAGGAGCTTGCAATTCAGCAAAAAATAGATGAAATTGAGGCAAAAAAAGTATTAAATAGTACAGAGCTTTCTGATATTACTTCTCTAAAAGTTAGCATATCCATCCTGAGTAGAGAGACAGCTGAGGCAGATGCTGAGGTAGATAAGCAGGTAACTGAAAAGAAAAAAGAAATTAATGAGAAATTCTACAATGATCTTTTAGAACAGCAGAGGCTGCACCGTGCTATAGCTTATCAGCAAAGGATATTAGATTTAGAAATTGAGGGAGGCAGAGAGACTAATATTTTATTAACTCAGGAGGATGAGAGATTTCAGGATCTTTTAGACAAATTTGCAGAGCAGCATAAGATAAAACTGGATCAGGATAATGATAGATATATCACTGAGCAGGAGGTACAGATGGCTAGAGATGTTCTACAGGATGAGTATAACGTAGCCAAAGATGAAAGGGAGAGATTAAGGATTCAGAATCAAATGGACTCCTTAGACTTTATGGCAGCCCAATCTGCTGAGAATATCAAAAAGATTACGGAGATGGCTGAGAGATCTAAATTATCCGCTATTGCTGATACTTTTGGGCAGGCTAAAGGCTTATTTAAAGAGAATACCCTAGCATATAAAGCTATGGCAGTTGCTGAGGCTACCATCTCTACCTATTTGGGGGTTACTAAAGTTTTAGCAGAGTATCCGGGACCTATTGGATGGGCTATGTCTGCTGTACAGATAGCACTAGGGCTGGCTAATGTCGCTAAGATTGTGAGTGTTAAAGGCTTTTCTGCTGGAGGATATACTGGAGACGGAGGAATAAATGAGGTAGCTGGATTGGTACATAAAGGGGAGGTAGTGTGGTCTCAGGCAGATGTGCAAGCTATGGGAGGAGCTGCTGTAGTTAATGCCATGAGACCTACAGCAGGAGGCTATTTTGGAGGATCTATAGGAGTCTCTGATATGCCAAATGTACAGAGTGCTATGATGGGAGGATCTGTAGTAGTTATGTTAGATGAAAATTCTGTATCTTTACTGGCAGATGCCACTTATGCAGGTACTCAAAAAGGTATAGGAGATATGGCAGATAATACTGATATTAGACTAGGAGCAAATTTTGGATAATATGGACTTAATGGATAAATTAAACAGATTAAAAGAGGGGTTAGCATCAGAGACTAACCCCGATATTATAAAGGCAGCTAATGCTATTATGCAGGGACTCACTTATTTTTATTTGGGAGTTAATAAAAATTTAGCTAAATTGCGGTTTGAAAAGCACTGTAAAGACTGTAAGCATAATGTAGCAGATCCTGTGATCTCCATGCATGAAAATGATAAACAGATCCCTGAGCTATCAGGCAGGATGTGCGACCATTGCGGAGGCTGTGTGCTTTCCTACAAATTGAGACAGGATGTAAAAAAATGTGAATACTGGAATGAATGATAAAATAAAAATCTTAGATCTTATAGAGAATAATGTAACATTACTTTATAAGCTGAATAAGGGAGGCATTAAAAATATTAATACTGCCTTAGATTATTTGGTTATTTATGCCACATTCAAAACATACAGAAAGATCCCGGAGATTATGGAGCGTAAAGCTGCGACAGCTGAGCACTGTAAGGTCTCCATCAGGACAGTCTCATCAGCTATAGATATATTAGACTCAGAAATATAATAAAAGCCTCTTAATTAAGAGGCTTTTATTTTGTGATCTTAAAGAGACTCGAACTCCTAATCTTTTAGGTCGTAACTAAAGGCTTTATCCATTAAGCTATAAGATCAAAACTGTACCCAAAAAGGGACTCGAACCCTTAAAAATCTGTTTCTAAGACAGACATGTCTACCAGTTGCATCATTTGGGCAGTAGTGTGATAACGGGACTCGAACCCTATCCGAAAGATCCACAGTCTTTCATGCTAACCACTTACAACATTATCACCATGTAGTAGAATTATTAGGACTCGAACCTAAACAAACAGAGTCAAAGTCTGTGATGCTAACCAATTACATTATAATTCTATAGTCGAGTAGAGAGGGCTCGAACCTCCAATAATCCCGAGTCCAAATCGGGTAACCACACCAATGGATCGCTACTCGTTAAATAAAAAAATCCCACTAAATAAATAGGGGGATTCAGATTTTATATATTTAGATATATTACACCTCAGTACCACCCCTATTATAAATAGGTAGTTGACGGGGCTGAGTATGTAATACTGTATTTTTCATGTGGTAAAAGTATAAACTATTTTTTAATCTACCAAAAAATAATAGTATTTATTTTTAAAAATTGCAGATTTTAAGTAAACTAAATTTATAACTATTTGATTTATAATATTTTAAATCTAAATTTTATTTGCAATACGTTTTAAAATATTATCCATTTAATTTTTACACCTTTGTAATATTAATAATTAATCTAAAAATTACTCTTATGGCAGAGATTTCCATTTACGGAGAGATAGTACCTTTCAAATGGTTTGATAGTGGGTTTGAGTATGATCTATCTGATCTTAACAGATCCTTAGAAGCTTTAAAAGATATTACTGAGGGAGAGGAACTGATAATTAATATTCACTGCCCCGGAGGCTGTACTGTTACTGGCTTTGCTATCTTTAATAAACTGAGAAGATTTAAAGAAGAGAAAAAAATAACTATTACTACTAGAGTAGATGGCTATTGTGCCTCTATGGGAGTAGCTATTTTATTAGCAGGAGATAAGCGTATAGGTAATGCCTTTGCTGAGCCGTTTGTGCATAATGCATGGTCATGGGTTTGGGATGGAGTGGATAAAAAATCTGCTCTGAAAATAGCAGAGGATCTAACCCGTACAGATAACCTGATAGCTACTTTATATGAGCAGCGTACCAATATCTCTCAGGCAGATGCTCTATTACTTATGGATGCTGAAACATGGCTAACTCCTGAGCAGTGTATGGAGAAAGGATTTTATACAGAGCTGGAGGATGCTCTAGTCCCAGTAGATAAAGAGGTATTTAATACCTACAGAGCACAAAGACCGACAAAACAAAATAATTCTAACAATAATAACAACGCTATGAGCAACAAAAAGAAAGAAAGCATTTTGAATAGAATCAATAAGCTTTTTGCAAAAAATTTGATCGTGTTCACTGCTGAACAGAAAGAGCTGGATTTTTATGATCTTGTAGAGGGAGAGACTCCCGGAATAGGAGATAAAGCCACTTTTGATGGGAAGCCAGCAGGGGACTCTAATGATGGTACTTATGTAATGTCATCAGGAGAAACTTATGTATTTACAGGGGAAGAGCTTACAACTATTACCCCGGCTGATGAAAATACAGAAGATGCTACAGATCTAGCAGCAGAGAATGCAGCTCTAAAGGAGAAAATTGCAAATCTTGAAGCCTCCGAGGTATCAAACAAATTAGAAATTTCTAATTTGAAAAAAGATCTTAAATCCCGTAACTCTCTATTAAAGGAGTTGGCAGCTGTAGAGGCAGATGATGGGGAGGATGATACACCAAAACCTGAGGCAGGCAGACAAAACAATGCAGGTAAAAAGGATGAGGTTTTAACCCGTAACCTTTGGGCTGGCATCAAATAATTTATTAACTTTTAAAATTATATACTGAAATGGCATATACTGATAACTTTGTAGAGGATTTTTTACCTCTAGTAGATGATCTGATCTCTGCTGAAAATGCAACTTTCAGAGCTCTGATCTTTAATAAGGTCTTTATAGCTTCTGACATTGCCAAAGACCATACCGTGGTTACTGGAGTTAGAAATGGCTCTTTAGTTCCTATCATTGATATGGAGCCTAATTACAACGCTTTCCCGTTTATCGATGCTGAGAGCTGTGATACTACTGAATGTGATCTAAACATGAATTACTCAGGTAAAAAATGGGAATTAGGTTTGATCTCATGTAGAGTAGGAATCTGTTTAAGAACTTTTAACGATAATTTCCTAGTATTTTGGAATAGCTATAAAATGCTTAATCCAGCAAAAGTAGACAGGGCTTATCTTAGAACTGCCTTACTACAGTACATTACTGATCTATTGGTAAACTCTTTTGAGATTGCTAAATGGAGAGTAGAGTATTTTGGGGATAAAGCATCTGCATCTAACCTGTTAAATGGTTTTGATGGATGGTTTGCTCAGGCAGCAGCTGTACCGGGGCTAGTAGTTCCGATTGCTAAAAATAACGGTGCTACATTTGCCCTACAGCAAATGACAGGACAGGAGATCTATGAGCTTTTACTAGCTATGGAGGCTTTATACTTGGAGCAGGAATGGGCAGGAGATAAGCCTATGGAGTACCGTATGACCAAAAAAATGGCTATGACTTTGGCAGCCTACATGAACAGATTAAAAGATGCTGCATGCTGTGACGGGGTAGAGAGATTGAACCCGGATAACCTAGCTACAAAATTCTTTTATTTTGATAAATTGGCTTTCCATGGCATCCCTATCAAACCTATGCCTGAATGGGATAAAATCATCAATAAAGTAACTCCTTTGAACGGAGGAGGAGGTACTGCTGCTAGAGTAGATCCTAACAGAGTTCTATTGATTAATAAAACTAATTTATTGATTGGTACAGAAGAGAGAGAAATGTTAAAAATGCTGGATATTTTCTATGACAAAAAAGACAAAAAAGTCTATTTTGATTTAGAGGCTTATCTAGGTGCAGCTATTCCTTTGAGAGAGTACATCCTAGCTATCTAGCAGGATGTACCCCTTAGGGGTATTCTAACAAAAAATAAAGTTTAATAAATAAAATATAAAATACTATGGCAAATGTTGCAATATGTGCAGAAATTGATGGAGAAATTGATCTTTCCTGCATTAGAAACATCCCTAAAAAATACTTTCAGGAAGTAGTTATTATCAATAAAGGAGATATAGACTACACTGCCTCAGTGGTAGGAGATTTTGATGCTGCTGAGTGTGACTATACCGTGCAAATGGTATTGCTTACAGGCAAAAAAGGGGTAATGTTTAAAATCCCTGAGACATCAGGATCTATTTTTGGTACAGCTGCTAAGACTACAGCGGATGTAACAGGATTACCTCAGTACCTGCATTTAGTACAGATTTTAGCAATCGGTATTAAATCTGAGATCAAATGTCTATTAGATAAATTAGGCAGAGGTAAATTTGTAGTAGCTGCCCAGTTGGCAGATGGTACTGTAGAGATTTACGGATGGGAAAATGGATTATCTACTGGAGATTATACCATAGATATGGCTGGAGGCGGAGGTGCTTCTGTAGTGCCTTTACAATCCAAAGATACTGAACAGGAGAGCATGCTACCACTTATCTACAAGCCTCAGACAGGCGGTAATGCAAATGCTGATTTTAATGAGCAGTTTGCAGCTACTCCTTAAAAATGGCTACAGCTAGAGAAATTATACAGAGAGGTATGGTAGCGGTTAGAAATTCCGCTACTCTTTACCCTCGGTATCAGGAATTATTTAATGAGGCTTTTGGATACTTTCCTGAATGCCCTACATGTGGATCATTACTAGGGCAAAACCAATGGAAAGCATTTGCAGCCTTTGCTGATGGTGCTGATCCTAACACTCTTTTAACCAAAAATAATACAGAAACAATGTCAAAACAAACGTTTAAAATCAAAGACAGAGCTAAATTATACTCTTACAACTTTAAGAAAAAAGGGCAGGACAGAGATTTTACATCCCGTACCTATGGAGATGTAATGACTGAGGAGTTTGCCATAGGCTACCTAGACAGTGCAGCAGAGGATGAGGAGCTTTTAAATCAAAGAAAAGCAGAATTTTCTGAGCTACCTGCCAAATATGCTAAAAAAGAGACTACTGTAGATGCCACTAAAAAAGGGGCAGAGGGCGGAGCTCCTGATCTTACTAAGTTGAAAATGGCAGAGCTACAAGCTATTGCTACTGAGAAAGCCTATCCTGTTGAGGAGTGGGAAAAATTAAACTCTAAGGCTAACATGATTGCATACTTAGAGGCTAAGGCTCTCCCAGCAGATACATCCAAAGGGGCAGAGGGCGGAGCTCCTGATCCAGCCAAAGATCTAAAACCTGAGGGAGATGCTTCTCAGGTTAAAAAAGAGGATATTCCTGCAAAAGGAGTAGATACTGGGGAGGATTTGGTTTAATAACCCCATACATATATAAAAAATAGGGTTAAATAGCATTAGGCATATCTAACCCTATTTTTATTGATAGAGTGGCAGGAATCGAAAATTTAACAAAAATAACTCACGTAAATAATGGGCTTAAACGATAGAAGAGGAGCAGCAAACGCAGAGCCGGGCACATACAGAGCTAAAAATACAGAGCTGTTTAACCGTGAAATTAAAGCAGATAAAAATACATCTGAAAAAATATATTCTAGGGATACGGATAACCTATATCCTCTGCGAATTGAAAAGGTAATTAATAACTCCCCTACTGGCAGGAGATGTGCTAACCTAATGGCTAAGTATATCACAGGAAAGGGTAATATTACTAATTTTCCTGTAGGTAAAGGAGTATTTATAAATGATATTCTGAGAAAGGCAGGCAGAAGCATAGCCTATCAGTATGGAGTTTATTTTAGATTAAAGTATGTACTGGATGCTGAGAAATCTCAGGCAGATGGTACTCCTGCATTTAAAGTAGGATCTGTAGAGGTTTTGGACTATGTAGTGATGGCTAAGTCTAAGGAGGATGATGCAGACTATCCGGGTAAACTTTATGCCATAGAGGATGATAATGAGGGAGGTCTGAGCAAAAGTGATGAGGACATGAAATGGTTTTACCCTTATAACAGAGATAATAAAGTTATAAAGGCTCAAATGCTTAACGACTGTAAAGAAAAGGAGATTGATAACCCTACATTTGAGCAGCTTCTGCATAATTACAGAGGGCAGGTTTATTATATGAATTTAACCCCTGAGTATGTGTATGCATTACCTTTAGGAGATTCTGTGTATAATGATATGGATACTGAATTTAGAATCTCAAATTATAACAATACCCAAACCCGTAAAGGATTTTTAGGTAAAACGGTAATCGTAAAGTATGAAGAGGATGAGGAGTCTGAGGAGGAGTTTGATAAAGAGGTAGCAGAGTTTTTAGGCTCTGAAAACTCCAGCTCTGTCTTTACTGTATCAGTGCCTCAAAATGTAGATAAAGACCTAGATAAAGCTTTTGTAGTGCAGCAGCTTAAACCTCAGTTTGATGATAAGCTTTTTGAAAGCACCATTAAAAACCTGAGACAGAATATCATGGGAGCATTTAATAACGCTCCTGAGCCTTTAATTTTCTCAGGATCAGGATCTCTATTTGGCACAAATGCTGAGACTTATAAGGAAATGAAACTTTTCTACTGGGAACAAAATGAGGATGAGAGATCTATGCTAGAGCAGACTCTAAGGATGTTTGGCTATGATGTGAATATCATCCCTATAGTAGTGGAAACTAAAACCGTATCAGATGAACAATAATACATTTTTAAAGCCTGTAGACTTTGCCTGTGTGGGCATGGTTACAGCATCATGTAATCTATCAAAGATCTGTATATCCATAGATGATGCTTTATTATTTGATGTAGAGCCTTTACTGTGTATGGGCTTTATGGCTGATATTTTGACAAAATGGCAGGAGCTTCTAAATATTCCTACTGGAGATCCTATCCCTGAGCCTTTAAAATTATGGCATGATTTGATTTATGGATCTACATACAATAACTGCCATGATAAGCTACAGAGACAGCTGGGCATTAAAAGGATGTGGACATATTTTGCCTATGCTGGCTATGTTATTTTAAATCCTTTTGATGATACTCCCAACGGTTTGAAATATAAAATAAATGAATTTTCTACACCCGTACCAATCAAAGATTTAAATGGGCTATCTACATCCTACAAAAATAAGGGATTGGAAGCTTTCAAAAGTATTAAAGAATTTTTATGTTTAAATAAAGATTTTTTTACTAATTTTGATGCATGTGATTGCCATTTATCTTGCGGATGTGTTGGTACTTGTAGCTGTGGATCTACTAAGAAAGTAGGTACAGGCTTTAGGTTTAATACAGTTAAAAAAAGAACATGGTAGAAATTCTAAGCTTATCAGCTAATGCCTTTACCCTGAATGGGGAGACTTTACAAAGGATTTATACTGCTTATATTAACAGAGCAGGAGATGTGATTCTAAAAAATTTAATTTATAGAAATATTATTAACTTAGGTAATATTTCTGATATTACAGTAGATGGCATTCCCGCTACTATAAACAATATTGCTAAAATAGTTTATAATTTTTCATGTACCTGTACTGGGGATTACACTCCTATAGAAGACTTTAAAATATTCGACATAACATTTGATAATACTTTTGAATAATGAGTTTACAATCAATTATACAGCAGATAAAAACTGCAACCCTGCCGGGGGAAAATACGGCTTTAAGGATAGGATCTGCACTAGAGCAGATGGATGATGCTAAAAGAGATAAATCAGACTCCCTGAGTGCTTCAGATACCATGGATATGATTAACGCTGTAAAGCTACTAGCTGTATCAGGCACTCCATTTTTAGGCACTATAGCTCCTGCAACTACTATTCCTGCTGGGAATTTTTGGGCATTTGCAGGAGAGGGCACGTATCCAAATGCTGGAGGCATTATAGTAGGTGCAGGGGAGATAGCTATCATAACTAGAGTAGGCACTACTTTTGACTCTGTTATTTTGGATGTTCCTGTTAGATCTATAGAGGATATTGAAAAAACCTCTACTGTAGGGCTGGTAGATACCTATACGATTACCTATTCTGATGGATCTACTCCTACTACTTTTGAAGTTACAAACGGTGACGGAAATACTACTGATTTAAATATTATTTTAAAAAGCTTTTTAACACCTATATCAAATGTTTTAGAAATTTTAGCAACCGATGGGACTTATGGGTGGTCTGTCAATATTTTAAAAAATGACAATACTAAAGAAGCTACAGGAAATTTATTTGCTACAGCTACTAATATACTTACTGGAGGTCGTCAATTTTTAGATATTCGATTAATACGATATTCTACAGTTCAACAATATTTAGATCAATACTCATCTATTTTAGGCATAAAATCAGACGGTACAATCGATGTAATTTTAATTGGTAAATTAAATACTTTACCAAAGGTTTACGAAAACTTTACCTTTGATATTTCAGATTATGAAAAAATATCTATTTGTTATGATGTTGTAGATTCAAATAATCCTCAAAGACCTGATATAAAGCTTTATGATGGGGAGGTAATCAAAGAGGATTCTGTTAAAAAATATATTGATAATATTTATAACAATATTGAAGTAACAGAAAATGTTTATAAAAATAATATTAAGGAAGTTGTAATTAATATAGATCAATTCACTGGAACGGATGACCAAAAAATAGAGAAAGCGACCGCAATGGCTGAAAATGTAAACGGCTCTCAAATTTATTTCCCAAACAGGCAAATAAATATTACAAAGGCTTTTTTAATCGTTTCAAATGTAAAATATGTTATTGCCGGACAGATTCAAATGGCTAATAATATTCACGATAACATTTTTAGACCTAAAAATTTAATTGTAAATCCTGCACAATTAGGCGGTAAATGCTTAACAGTTACGTGGACTGAGAATTTTGAAATGGAATTTTTACCTAGCTCATCAATACGTCAATCAATAATCCCATTACATACAGGGGGACAGTATGGGTGGAGAGGTGTATCGGCTCTTTTTGTTAGATGCAGGAATTATAAAGTTACAGGACTTAAAGTAATTGAGTCTCACATGTGGAGTGTATCTAATGAATTTTGTGAGAATGGGGAGTTCTACGATTTATATTTTGATAATACTTTATATGTAAATGCTGATGGTCTTAATTTTAGAAATGGGTGTAAAAATATGGTTGCTAAAAGATTAAGGGGTAGATGTACAGATAATGCTATGGCTACAACTATTTTAGATTATACCCTCCCTCCTGCTGCTGATGCTTATGCTGGATATTCATATCAGGCAATGGGATGGACTTTTGGAGATTTTAACGGGGCTGATAATATACTTGTAGAAGATTGTCAGGTAGCTGCACAATATGGGCAGGGATTAATTATAGCATCTGGCTTTAAGGTGAGTAATATTACTTATAAAGATTTTATAGCTACTACACCTACTGCGAATGACTGGGATAACGTCTCTGTTTGCGCTAACCAATACCGAAATATTATTTACGGAACATCATTTGTTCCGGGAAATTTAACAAATATAAATATAATTAATAGTCAATCTAATATCCACCAATACGCATTAAGTGTTTACGGAAATGTTGTTAATAATTTATACGCTATTGGAACTATTGGGGCTATAAAAAATGATACAGGAACAGTAATTAAACCATAATGAATAAACTAAAAACTTTAGATTTATTAACAGCAGGGGTAGTTTTTGCCTCTGCTGTAAATGAATTGGTATCTTATATCAGATGCAGAAATGAAACCTACACAGGAGATGTAATGGGCAGCGATTACTTAATTAATGGTTACCCTCAGCATGCCTCAATACAGGGATTACTGTTTGCCTTATTTTTACTGTTTATGATTTCCAAATTTAAAGCCTGTATCTATACTAGATTGGTAGTTTTTATTTATTCATTTTTACAGGTTTTTAATTTATCTGCTTTGATTTTCAAATTCGGATTTGAGATTTACGATATTATAATTTATCCTATTTTCTTATTTTCAATTATATTAATTTCTTTTATAAAATTTTTAAGATGGGGTTCACAAAAGCATTCTTAGTAGCTTTATTAAAGCTGATTTATATTTTTAGACCATCTTTGATGTTTAAAAATAGTGAGGCTTATCTAGTAAGTCTGATGGCTTCAATGTTCAGCGTTATATCTTTGGATTATTTAAATAAATTATTCTTTGAGGAGGCAGATGCTAAATTTGTTTGGCTACCTGTTGTGATTCAAATCATAATGACATTCCTATATTTCTGTATAACCTTTATTGATTTCATACTGGGTATAAGGGTTTCTATTAATGTCAATAAAAAACCCTTTGATTTTCTCAGAGTTATCGACAGTATAGCTAAAACCTTTGCCACTCTCATAGTTACAACTATGTTAATGCTTTTATGTCTACTCATTACATCCTCTGAGATAGGATGGGCTATGCTTTCAGCAGCTTTAAGTTTGGCATTTTTATGGCTTGTAATTATTCTTTACGAGTACAGCAGTATAGGCAATCATTTAAAAAGCCTGTACGGAGTTAAGCCGGGTATTTTTACCTTTATGGATAAGATCTCAGGAAAGCTCAGAGAAAAAGCAATTCAAAAAATAGAAAAATCATTTAATTTATCAGAAGATGAAAAAGATAGCGATACTAATACTGATTAGCATCCCCATAATGGGATGCAAGACTAAGAAAGTCCTTAAAACGGAATCTCAGGAAACTGAAAAAACAGAGGAGGTTTTAAAATCTAAAACCGTTGAGAAAGAAGAGGTAAAAAATAAAACCTCTGTAGAATCTAAGGAAGAGAAAAAAGAGGATAAAAAGGAAGAGAAAACAGATATTAACATATCCGGGAAAGTAGACAAAGAAAACCCTTTTAATTTCTATAATGTAGTGGATGGGGATACAATAGATCTTTTTAAAATCACAGGAAAGGCTGATTTTATTTTTAAAAGCTCAAAAAGTACTCAAAAATCGACTTTAAATAATAAATCATCAGATAATACCTCTGATAGTAGAAACTCGGAAAGAACTATATCCAATGCTGTAGAAAACGTAAAGAATACAGTTAAGAAAGTTCAAACCAAAACAGTAGAAGTAGTTAAAAAAGATTTCACTATAGGGAGTTATTTTGTTTTCTTCCTATGGGGATTAGCTGCTATAGCCTTATTAATCATTATTTTATGGATTAGAAAGTCTAATCCATTTCAATTTATAACTAAATATTTTAAAAATTAAAATTATGCCAACACCACCGAAAGAAAGTATCAGAGGTACTAAAGCGCATCAGATTACATCTTTTGAATTCGCTCAAAAACAATTTAGCTACATCAGAGAGATGGAAGTATTTGCGGAAAGTGAGGATTTTACAGAACTTTCTGAAACTGAAAAAGCCTTTATAACTAATGAAATAGAGCAGCAGAATTATGCTTATGAGACTCTCAGACAGAGAGTCGAGGACTATTAAAAATTAAAGCTATGGATAGAAAGATTTTTTTTGATCAGTACAAAAAGACATTAGATCCTAACAGGAAACTGGATCAGGCAGAAGTAGATGCACTGGATATTTTCCTAGACTCCTACGAGAAAGATCAGGCTTATTTTACTACAGTACAATGGGCTTACGTCTTTGCCACCGTTTACCATGAGACAGGAGCGACTTTCCTACCTGTAAGAGAAAGCCCTAGAGCCTCAGAAGCATGGAGAAAATCTCATTTTAGATACTATCCCTACTATGGGAGAGGATATGTACAGTTAACATGGGATTATAATTATAAAGCCTATAGCAAAAAGCTGGGAATTGATTTGCTTAAAAATCCTGATTTGGCTATGGATTATAAAAATTCATGGTTTATACTCATAGACGGATTTAAAAATGGAGTCTTTACAGGTAAAAAGATGGCAGATTATATCAACCCTAAAAAAATAGACTTTAAAAATGCCCGGAGAATCATTAACGGGACTGATAAAGCAGACTTGATAGCCGGGTATGCTGAGACTTTCCTGCAAATCTTAAACAATACAAAACAAGTTTAAACAATCATTGTTTAGCTGTTAGCCCCTATTAATAGGGGCTTTTTTGGCTCTTTAAACAATTAAACAATGAATATACTAAATCTTTTTGTAGAGTAATATACAGATAATAGGGGATAGATACCACATCTTGCGAAAACGCATATATACGTATAGGAGTGTGGGAGTTTTATTGTTTATTGTTTAAGATCTTCGAAAACCCTTTACTGGAGGGGGCTAACAGTTAAACAATAACTTTTCGTTTATTGTTTAAAGAAAATATTTTGATAAAAATTTAAAAATAATTTTGATATTACATTTTTAATTGTATCTTTGCCATGTAATCAGAATTTAAAAAATAAAATATATGAGCAATTTCAATTTATCTGCTATCATTGAGCAGCATAAACTAGAGCCTAAAGCATTGGCAGCACAACTGTTCCCTGAGAACATGTACCCTATGCCTGCTTTAAAGAGAGTTATTGAGGGGGAGGCTTTATTGAACACAGATCAAATATCTAAGCTCTCATTTATTACAGGTATTCCTATCTCATACCTATTTACGGGGGAGAAATGGAAAGGAGTAGCTTCTAAAGATGCTGAGGTAATGACTTTGGAAAATGGAGAGTTTAAGGCATCTTTAAACAGAAAATCATGGGTAACTAAGATCTATCACAAAAATTCTATTTTCCATGAGTCGGTTATCATGGATGGAGATTTAGTGCCTATGAGTACTTATCTTTCAGAATTAGACAAAATAATTTTAAATCATAAATAATTAAATTTTATCAAAATGAAAAAAGTGTTTGTATTATCAGTAGTGGCTTTATTAAGTCTATCATCATGTTATGAATTTAGCAGAGAGCAAAAATTTAAAGATGCTGAGAATGATGGTAAATCTGTTTTAATTGAAGCTCAGAGTTCTAGGAAAGCTCTGATAGAAACAGCAAAGGCAGAAAATGAAAGTGCTACACTGAAAGCGGAGGCTATGATCAAAATAGCAAAAGCTCAGGCATCTGCTGAGGTAGAAAGAGCAAAAGGAGTAGCTGCTGCAAATAAGATCATCGGAAATTCTTTGCAGGGAAATTCAGAGTATTTGAAATACTTACAAATTGAAGCTATCAAATACAGTAAAGGTAGTAAGGTTTACATCCCTACTGAGGCAGGGCTACCCATTTTAGAGGCTAAATAATGAGAGCAACAATTTTATTATTAGTAGGAGTCCCTATTTTGGTTTTACTTTATTTTGGAGTAACAGCAATCATCAGAGAATATTTTAAAAACAATAAATAAAAATCATTTACACAATGGCAACAATTAAATTAGAAATCCTTTTGGATTCAAATGAGCAAACAGATGTTTTAGCATTTTCAAATCTTATGAATGCTTTTAGCGGAGCTCCATCGGTACAGTATTTAAGTTCAGGATTTCCTGTAGAAGCTTTAAAGAGAACTCTAGAGGCTCAATCTCCCTCTACAGCAAACAAAGTAACTGCATCAGAAGCTGAGCAAATTGCAGAAACTACTAAAGAGGAGGAGTACCAAAACGGGTACGAATACTCAGAGGCAGAAATGTTGAAATTACCTAATACTGATCTTAAAGATTATGCTACAGGATTGGGTATTGACTGGGCAAAAGCCGAGGGTAAAAATACTAACAGGAAATTAGCGGATTTAGTTTTGGCTTTCAGAAACGGAGGAGCTAAAGACGAGGAATCTCCAGCAACTGAGGTAGTCAAAGATGAAGCACTTAAAGAAACTGCTGAGGATCTGACTAAAGAGGATGATTTAGGAGGAGAAAAATTAACTTACAATGATCTTAAATTATCTTTGGGTAAAAAAGTAGACGAACACAGAGAGGCTATTGTGGCTAAACTTGCAGAGTACGGGGCTACTAAAATGCCTAACCTAGCAGAGGAGCATTGGACAGATATGTTTAACTTTATGGAGGCTCTTTAAAATGGCAGCAACTGATAAAATAAATCACGGAGAGAGGGCGCATGCCCTCCTTTCTGCTTCCGGGGCTAGCCGTTGGATGGCTTGTACCCCATCTGCTAGATTAGAAGATCCTTTCCCCAGTAGAACCTCAATCTTTGCAGAGGAGGGTACTCTAGCTCATGAGTTTGCAGAGCTGGAGCTACGATGGGGGCAGAATAATATAACTCAGGAGGCGTATGAGGCTACATTATATGAGCTAAGATCTCATGATCTTTACTCCGATGATATGGAGGAGCATGTAGCTGTTTATACCTCTTTTGTGGAGGAGCAGCTATCTGCATCTAGGGGAGGATCTCTGATCATAGAGGAGAAAGTTAATTTTACAAAATATGTTCCTGAGGGATATGGAACATGTGATGCAATCATTTTACCTGATACTCTTAAAAAATTATATGTTACAGATCTAAAATATGGTAAAGGAGTACAGGTAGAGGCGGATAATAACTCCCAGCTTAAACTCTATGCCCTAGGTGCTTATCTAAGGTATGATATAACTCATGATATAGAGATTATCAGACTCACAATTGTACAGCCTAGACTCAATCACATATCCTCATGGGATATATCTGTAGAGGATCTGCTAAAGTGGGCAGATGAAGAGCTTAAACCAAAGG